CATCTTTGAGAACTGTCTTTAATGTATCTAAAGCTTCAGGACCTACATTTTTTGTTTTATTAATTAAATTGTCCTCAAACACTTTTAACTTTTGAGAAAAGTCATCCGCACTTATTTTTCCTTCACCTTTAAGGGTAAATAAGTCTTTCATTGACTCTAAAGTAGAAGTTACCGCAGTTCTAACTTCTTCAGTCTTTGGTAAGTTACGTTGTAAACCTCCAGTTAATCCAGTAGATATTCTTCTAAATCCTTCAACATTACTAGTTACTTGTCTTGCAGATGCCGCACCATAACTTGGCGCCGCAAGTATTGCTTTAACATCAGCATTAATTATTTGTAAAACACTTAATTGACTTCTTTGAATATCTTCTAAAGTTTTTGGTGCTTGGTCTTGTTGTTCTCTTAATTTTTTTAATTCTTCTTGGGTTACTTCTCCTAATTTTTTTGTTAATTCAACTTCACCTTGGTCATTTTTAATTTGAACAACATAATCATTACCTTGTTTTACCGCCAAATTGGCTAAGAATGTCCTGTCTTCTTCTCTTTCAAAATTCAAACTTGGACTAATTGTAGAAAGTCTTTTATCTAAATCTGCGGCAGATAATGCCATTTTAGATAATTCACCAGCACCAATACCTGTTTCTTTACTAAGTTCTCTTATTGTTAATAAACCTTGAGGGTTAATTCTGAACGATTGTGTTTTTTCATCAAAATAAGTAAATTGTTTAGTTGCATTAATTAAACTATCTTGAATCGCACCTGGGTCGTTTAACGCATCGTTCATCAATTTAAGTGGGTCACCTAAATCACCAACAGCAACTCCTAGTCTTTGGAAAGCGGCAGCAGTATTAATTGCATTCTCAGGACTAATTAACTTATCAGCAAAGTCCAAAGTTGTTTTCATATCTATCCTCAACATTGAAGCCTGAGCCGCCATTCTAGTTAATCCCTGAACTCCGTCATTAAAATTAAATTTGGACATTGCATCCATATTCTTTAATACGTCCGCAGTAACTGTTTTAGAATTTAAACCAATACTTTGAATATAAGCAATGGATTTTTCTAAATTGACTCCAACTTGAGATACGTCGTAACCTACTTGTCCAAAAGCCTCAGTTAATGTCTTGGCATCTGTCCCTAATATTTGAGAAGCTGCAAATATTTTACTTACAGTTTCTTCGTTTGCAATGAGATTTCGTCTTGCTCCAGCTCCAATACCATCTAATGTTCTTACAACATCAGTTATGGAACCACCTAACCTACTTACACTAGCAACCGATTGAGCAATGGCAACATTCATCTCCTCAATCCTTACTCTACCTTGAACAAAACTCTTGTTTAACGCATCGGTTGCAGCAACCATTAAACCAATAGTTTCTGCCATAGAGCCTAAAGGATTTTTGAATTTGTTTGCGGCTTCTTGAAAGCCGTCTAAACTATCATTAATGTCTGCCATATATTAATAGGTTTCTATATAAATAGAAGAAGGACTAATTTTTTTAGTCCTTCTTGTTTTCTTCAATCCATTTGTCCAATAAATATTTCCTAATAAAAATTGGCATTTTCTCAAAATCTTGATAAGTTATCTTCATTAAATTATTTAAATAATAAAACTCATCAATTTGACCTTTCCTATAATCAGAAGAAAGGACGAAAAAAGTCTACCCCTAAACCGACATTTACTGTCAATTTTTCTCCTGATGGGGTCATAACTACTCTTTTCATATCTAATCTTGGTTCATTTTGATTCATAAAGTTTCTAAATTCTTTTGAATCCATAATTGGCATTGACTCAATAAACTTTGAAATTTCTGCCTTATCTGAACTACCGTTTATTTCTACTATTTCTTTCTGCATTCTCCACGTAATTTTTGGAACAACTCTTCCTTGTGGGTATGAGTCAGCCATTCTTGTGATTTCCATAATTTCGCCATATGATAATGGTTTAACTTTAACAACCGCTTGAGATTTTGATAACGTTGTTGTAAACGTTCCATCATCACTTGGTGTTTGACCATTAATAATTTGTAATTGGTCTAACAAAACTGTTGTTTGGAATGGTTTGTTTGTTGTTGGGTCTGTAAGATTTAATGTCATTTCAGGTCCAAAAGCAGTATTTCTTAAAAAGATTAAGATTGCTTCAATATCCCCCTCAATTAAATCTTCTACCCTCATATCAGGTTCATAGATTTTTGCTCTCAACAAGTTAAGAGTTAAATCGGCACCACCGCCCATTAATATATTCTCATCTGAGGCAGTTAGATATCCAACTTTTAAAGATTTCTTTTTGTTTTTGTAAAAAATCCCCCCCGATGGTAAAGGTACCACGTCATGAGGAAGGGTAAAATTTTGTTGACCGTAGTCTGATGTTTGATTGTCCATAAAAAAATAACCGTAAAGTGTTTATGCTTTACGGTTAAATATAGTATAATAAATTATTTTATAAATAGTATTAGTAAACTAACACACATCTATCCATTTGTAACGAAGTTGTGATTGTTGCCAAAGCATCTGACTTGTAGTCCAATGCATTAAAGTTAACGTTTGTTAAGAATGTTCCATAAAGAATCCATTTTTCAACAACAACTCCAGTTGGGTCCAACATCTCCAAGTCAATATCTTTCTTATAACCTGCAGCATAACCCATACGACCTGTAACTGATTCAGCGTGTAAACGAACCCACTCCATTAAAGCCTGAGCTGCAGATGGTCCGATTGGGTCTCTAAATGTTACGTTGATTGGATTCCATTTGAATCTACCTGCAACGAATGTTGAAGTATTTAAAAATTGTACCTCTACTGGGTTAATAGCAATTTGTGGTCTTGACGCTGTTTCCACAAACCACTCGTTAATACCTAAACTTGATGGAAACCTTAAGATGAAACGGTTCTGACGTTTCGGTTCATAAGGTATCGGCATTTTCATTAATAAATCAGCCATGTTATTTTAATTTTTTTGTTTTCTGTGTTTATATCTAATAAATATAGTAACTCTCAAAAATTTTTCTATTTACTTTAATTTTGAAAGAATTATTAATTACTTATATTCTTGCTTAATTCCTCCTGCAGTAGAATAAGTTTTAACTATATTATCTGGTTTATTTTTAAAATGTTTATTCATTACTTCTACATTTCTTATATCATCATCTGAAAATCCAATACTAGGTTGCTTAGGAATAAAATTATTAGATACATCATTCTTTAAAAATGCCTTCTTATTTAATACTCCAGATATACCTTTAATATAAGAAACAAAATCTTCCATTGCTTCTACTTTTGCCTCCTCAGGATTAACCGCTCCAGAATCGTCCCCAAAAGAAACAGGGTGGTACTTATTCATCTCTAAGTATGACTTGATTAATTCATCATCAGTCATGTCATCTTCATCGTCAAATGTTCTGTATTTTTTCAAATTCTTAACTAATTGGTCTTTATCTATACCATTAAACCCATCAATAATGTAATTATAAACGGCTTGTTTTAATGTGTTAGGATTATGACCTCTCGCAGTAATTATAGAAAAAATTGAACCATTGTTAATAGCTTCTTTAAAATCATTAAACGCTGGTCCCAATTTTGCTCTCATTGAGTCAACTAAAAAGTCTTTGTCACCAGCGGTTCTAAAGTTTCTAAAAGCATCTTCCGCAAAATCAACAATCGTATCACCTTTGTAATCAAATGGTTTTTTTCCAATCTCACTTCTATATTCTGCAAAATCATCAGTACTCATCCCAACTTCATCACCATCTTCGGATTTTAAAATAATCTTTGTTGGCATGTGAACAATATTATCATCCCAATCAAATGCATAGTACTTCATATCTGTAGTACCCTCATTTTTAAATCCTTCTTTAATTTGTTGTTTCATATTGGCTAAAGGGGGTACATTCGTACCCCCATTGTATTATTTTAGATATTCTCAAACGAAGCTCCTGTTGGAGTTATGAAGAATTCAATGTCAATGAATTCTAACGCTTTCGTTGGTTTCAAGTATATCTTACCTGTTAATGTATTTCTATCTAAGTCTTCAGGTGAAGAAGAAACTGTTACACGGAAATCGTATAAACCTCTGTCTCTTCTGATTGAATCTAAAATAGGGTTAACACTATCTAAGAATTGTTGTCTAACGATTTGGTCGTTTTGTTCAAACAATAATCTAACCGCTACAGCTGAAATTAACTTACGAGCTTGTAATAACAATCTTCTAACATTTAATCTGTTAAGTGCTGTATCAGCAACTTGTAAAGTTTTGTTACCCCAAATTACAGTTCCTACATCAGAGAAAGTAGCGATTGGGTTGATTCTACCTTGATACAATGTATCTCTATCTTGTTGAGTCAGTTTTTGTCTAGCTTTGATTGAGTTTACAAGACCTCTTGTGTAACCCGCTGAAGCGAACCAAGGGAATGCAATGTTATCAGTCAATGCTAAATTTCTACAAACCTCACCTGTTGGTGGTAAATAGATTTGTGTATTGTTAACAGTATCTCTTGTTAATATCCAAGGATAATAAGTTGCAGTATAGTTAGAGTCAATACCCGTGTTATCTAAGTTATCAACAGCCTCTTGTGAATAGATGATATCTAAAGAACTTGTTGCATCTGGTGTAAACATTTGATAATCAGGAGTTGTTGCGATATAAACCGAATCAGCTCTTGAATATTGAACCATGTCTATAGCTTCTTCTACTAAATTTGAGTTGTTAACATAGTCAATACTTGAAGTTGCGAACACGTTAATGTTGGTCGCTTCAGGATTACCAAATGATAAGATACCTAATAAGTAAGCATAGTAGTCAGAGTTAGCAAAATCTTGAGTATTGTTTTGTACAATTATTCTCTTGAACATACCGTCACCTGTTGCAGTTGGGTATCTTGATGATGGATAAGCTCCCGCTAAATAACCTGAAGCACCCAATTGGAATCTATCTTGGTTAGTTCTCCACTCTCTGTAGATATCCCATCCGTCAAATCCACCTGCAAAACATACTGTGTACTTTCTAGCGTAAATAAAGTAATACGGATTTTCTTGAGTTTGTGGGTCACTTCTGAAATCTGCAACACCACATTCAAATGCTGTTTGACCACTTGTTATTGATGTGTTAGCAATTGTAACAACAGTTGCACCTGAGTCCATGTGGAAACCTTTACTTAAGTAATTCCATTTAACTGAATCAGTTGCTGTTTCCCAGCCAACTATAGGATTTTGTTTTCCTTTATATGTTAAGAATGACTCATCAATTCCAAATTGAGTTGAGAATCCTAAATAACTTCTTCTAACTATATCACCTGCCGATTCTACAGCGTTTGATGTACCAGCAGCAGTTCCAAATGGAGGATTATAAATAACCTCACCTGGATAATAATATTTAGTTTTGAATTTAGGGTATGGTGAAGGATTAGAAGCAGATTCATACTCTCTTTGAGTATAACCGTAGAATCCACAAGGGATAGCGTCAATCGGAGCTTCATCCGCCAATTCAATCATAATGTATTTTGAAATCAAAGCAAACTCACCATTAGATGAACCAATTTTCTTAGCAACAAAGTTGTTAGATGCTGGGTCCATGTTACAGTTTGTAAATTTCTCAATCACAACTGGATTAGCATCCGTATCAAAGAAGTTTCTAACTAAAACATCAAACGACATATTGTTGAATGATAAGTTAGCTATAGAAACTTTGATTTCAACGTTAGCAGAATCTCCATCAGAGATTGAGATAAACTTGAATAAGTTATAAACTTTATTACCTCTTAATTCAGAAACTAAATAAGGTGTTTCAGGTGATTGATATTTTTCTAAATTCCAAGCAATTGAACTAGAACTTTGACTTCTAGCATCAGGTAATGCAATTAACTCTGAACTTAAACCACGGATATAACCTTGGTTGTACGCATAATTAATAGTACCTTGATAAGCTTCTTCGACAAACACAGGGACTTCAAATCTTGATTTTCCAAAGTTGTCAACACCTAATACCTTAGTAAGATAT